TCATGCCGCCACCAGTACGTCGTCTACCATCATCAGCGTCTTGCCTGCGAGATGGCCGGCAAGGAACCTGACCGTATAGAAAACCGGCCCCGGCTTGCCGCTGGCGCGAGTGGCGGGGTGTATCGAAAGGATCGCGGCGGGAAGATTTTCAGTGGTGTGCCGAACGGTGTCACCTGCCTTGAATGCCATGATTTCCGACTCCTTGTTGCCTATAAGCTCAATATTGGGCATAGTGCACAACATTGGTTTTCATGTCAACACCATGCACAAGGTTGGGCACCATGACAATAACTGCACCTCAGTGCCGCGCGGCGCGAGGCTTAATACAAATGGATCAGGCGGACTTGGCCAAGGCTGCCAACGTATCTCGCAACACGATCGTGGAATTTGAGAAGGAGCGGCGCACACCCGGTAAAAACAATCTCGCCGCCATCCGCGCCGCCCTTGAAGCTGCAGGCGTCGAGTTCATCAATAATGAGCGCGGCGACGGCGTGGTGAGGCTGCGGTTGTAGTATGGATGATGCAATACGCGATGAGATCGTTGTATTGATGAGGAGCGGAGACGGTTATTTTGACCATGACCGCCTGTCTCTTAAGCAACTTCAAAACTCCGTGCCGGTCATCGGCGACAGACTGACACTTCATCCGGTTGATGAGGGCCTTGCCGTCTATCAGGTCGAACAGAGGTACTTAGTCGACATGAGACCTGATGTAGGCGATGATTGCCGCTTCTGGGTTTTGGTTGTTGACCAAATCGATGAGGACCACTTCCTCAAGCTTGATGATACTCTTCGACATATTCACCGCGAAGAATTCGATGTTGTGTGGTTACAAAAGCCGCCGTCAGAGCCGACCTGCGTCGAAACCGCCGACGATCTCGACCGCAACAATCGCGACCCTGCTTATTGGACCCAAAAACGCAAAGAAATCCTGCGCCGGGAGCGCGAAGCGCGGCTGGCCGCGATCCGGGCCGGGGAAGAGCGAGAACGGGAGGAGTGATTGATCTCCTCACTGTCAGAGGGCGATGGTTGCGGCGAAGTTGGCTACGATGCAGCAAGGTCGCCCCTCGGGAAAAGATGCAAATTTGCATGTTTCCCGTGACGATGCCGCACGCATGCTTAATGTGTCCCCGCGCACAGTAGCCACGGCAAGCTCCGTACGGCGGGAGGCCACACCAGAACTAGTTGCAGCGGTAGAGGCCTATGAGGCTCTGCATGGAAGTGCGAAGGCAAATGGGGCAAAAGCGGCCAACGCGCTGATGGGCAGAGGAGACGCAAACGCCAAGTTGGCGGATGCGTTCACTTCAGACACTGCGAAGAAGACTGGCCAGTCTGAGCGCGCCATTTCGACGTAACGTGCAGGTGTGTACCATTCATTGTCGCCGGAGAAGGATGAGAGGCGGGAGTTGATTTCTCGGCCGAGCGCCGCTTTGGTAGGCTCGTGACCGCGAGAAATTATTGCGTCGAGAGAAGTAGATATTATTTCTGGATGCGCCTCTATAGCGTCACGCGTTCTTCTCGCGTCGTATACGTCGCCCTTAGTAAGCCCTATTTCATAGTGGGTGGCAGAGTTTTTGACGGGAACTTTGCCACCTGTATATTGATTTCCGTGATCACCACCGAGCCCGCGTATCTCACCCCGCGCCTGCGCTGCATCGTATTCATCGGCCAGCCGCCGCTTCGCCATAGCCTCAATTTCAAGGGCATCTGCCTGCGCGCGGTACACGGCGCAGATCTGACGGCATTGCAACGCGATGAGCAGTTAGCGCGGTGGATTGAACTTACAGATCGTAAACCGTTTCAACCTGAGACGGTTTCCAAAGGCGGCCGAGGCAAACAATCGGGAGTTAACGCTGCCGCTCGGGAGTTGGGTGTATCCAAACCTGACGCCCACCGCGCAGTGAAGGTCGCATCTTTAACGGAAGAGGCAAAAGAGACGGCAAAAACAGCTCGGCCTAGAAAGCAACCGTACTGCAAACAAAACCGGCCTCACACGGTGTTAGCGGAACATGTGAGGCCGGCTACCACCTTTTCCATCAGCGACCCTAGGTGGCGGGAGAAAATAACAGGATGCCCGTAACGATTGCAAGGCGATGAGGGTAGAACGGGTTTGGGCGGCGCTGTCGCTTACAAATTCCTCGTTTTCTGCGCCGTGCGCACAGCGTGAACGACCCGTGCCGCAAATTCCTGCTGCTGCCGCGCCACCACCTGCTCGAGCCTTGCCACCGCTTCGACCGAAGCGCCGCGCGCGTCGATGTTCCAGGTAGGTGAAAAGGTAGTGTTGTTGTTGTTTGTCGCACTAGGAATGCTCGGCACGCGGGGCGCCGATACGGGCATGTTGGCCATGGAGCGTAAGACGTCGTTCGGGATAACTTGCGCGCCGCGGGGGAGGTTCACTAGCTCTGGACCACGTTCACCAACGATCGACAGACCGCCTCTTGCTCTGTTCGTTCCCGACGCATAACCCGGCACACGTAATCCTGCCCACGGGTCAGATTTGCCGCCGCCCAGAAGCCCGCTCAGCAGGCCGCCGCTACCGCTGAAAAGCGCGTCGAGTCCCGAATCCAGGAGGCGGCTGCCGAGCCGACTGAGTGCATCGGAAAGAACGTCGCTCGCCTTTGCACCATTAAGGAGACCGTCCGCCAACGTGCCAGCAAACTCGCGGCCAGCATCTTTCAATTCCTCAAGCCGATCCTTTTGCTTTTCGAATGCCTCATTGGCCCGGTAGGTCGACTCGACCAAAGACTCGATCTGCCGTTTTTCCTCTTCCGTAGCCGCCGCACCGGCATGGCGAAGGGCGGTCATCTTTTCCTTTTCGACGGTGGACTTCCCCACCAGACTGGCCTCAAATTGAAGCTCTGCGATCAGTTCCTCGACGGCCTTGCGCTCGCGTTCTGCCTGGCGTGTAGCGCGTTCCCGCGCCTTTTCTGCATCAGATTTGCCCGTCGATGGCGGCGTGATTGGTGTAAAGCCGAGACCGCCGCTATTCGTCTGAGCCGGAGTGGAGATGGCCTTGCGGCGTTCTAGCTCGGTATTCAGGCGCGCTATCTGGTCGTTGACCGACTGAAGCTCCGTCGCGGCATCTTTCCCGATCCAGCCGAGTATTGTGTCCTCAGTCGTGCCGGCCTGCGCCTCAAGCTGCGCCCTGCGCTTCGTGAGTATATCAAGTTCGGCATTGATGCCGGCGATGCTTTTTTCGTTCATCGCGTCGAACTGCGAAATGAAACCCTGCAGCGCTGTCACGGCATCGACAATGGCGCCCTTAAGCGTGGACCCCACCGTTGTCGCGATCTGGTTGAACTTCTTATCGATCTCCTCGGCTCGCTTGATGAAGTTTTCATCGAAAACAGCGCCCATCTGTTCGGCCTCGCGCAACGTGGCGCTGATGCCGTCCCGGCCCTGATCGATCAACCGGACAAACTGCTCGCCGCCCTGACCGCCCAGGAGTTCATCGAAGATACGGACACCCGCTGCGGTATCCTTCAACCGGCGAGTGCGATCGATAAGCTCCAGCATTAGGTCAGCAGGATTCTTAAGGCGCTCTTTCACTTCCTCGGGCGACATGCCCAGGCGCTGGAATGCTTCCGCGGCGCTGCCCTTGCCCGTCTGGACGTACTCGTCGGCGCGAAGGTTCAGTTCTTTGAAGCCATCCGTTAAGGCGTCAATGCCTATTCGGTTTTGGTCCGCCACGTAGCGCCAGCGCTGGAAATCCTTCACGTTGATCCCGGCCGTCTCCGCCTCCCTACCGAGGTCGGCGAAGGATTTCGTGACGTTCTGTATCGCCGCGGCAATGCCTCCAACGCCGAGCGCTCCGGCGCCTGCTAGGAAGCCTTTGCCGAAGGTTGCGGCGAGTTCTTTAAATTGGCTGTCTAGGCGAACAACCATGGTGCGTGCCCGTTTCTCGACCTTTCCCATCTGTTGGTCTGAGACCTGGGCGGCCTTCTTCATCGCTTTTTCAAGCTTGTCGATGCGGGCGACCACATCGACCATCAATTTCCTGGATTCTGGATTGGCCATTATGGCTCCTAAACAAAATAAATGGCATCCTCTGGGGCGTCGTCGTATGACGAACGGGCCGTCGCGCCGGCTACGGCACGCCCGCAGGCCATAATGCTTGCCACGGCTGGATCTATGCGATCCGCGCTCCGCTTCTTTGTTGGGCGGCGGTTCTCGCTGGCGTCGCTGTCTAGGACGACATTACCCACGGCCCAACGCAGCAGCGGATTGCCGCCGTGACATAGGCGTCGGTTCATCATCAGCGATTCGAAGTCGTTCACCGGCCGCGCGAAGGTTGCCAGGTTTTGCGGAAACTCGACAACGGGCAGACCGTCCGACTCTAGCGCCTCCATCGTGGCGCGCGCCGACCACTTATCGAATGCGATTTCCTGAACGTCGAAACGCTCGCATAGGCCGCGTATGTAATCTTCGACAATGCCGAGATCTACGATGTCGCCGGGACAGGCTGTAAGGTAGCCTTGATCCCGCCACAGGGGGTAAGGCGCGCTGTCATTGTCGGCGCGGCGCCTGATGCCTTCCTGTGGTGCGAACGATTGCACGTGCAACGCATACCGGCTGTCATCCAACTCGATACAAGCGGCCACGGCGGTCAGGTCGGTGCGCTTCGACAGGTCTACCGCCAGCCAGGCTTTTCGACCTTCCAGCGCCGACAGCTCATACGCCCCGCTATTGGCGTCCCAAATTTCCATGGACCAGGCAGGCTCTGCCGCGCCGTCCAGCCAGACATTAAGATTAAGCTGCCGGAACATCTCGCGATCGGCTGGCCGGTGCTCGGCCTCGCGGACTAGCTGTCGTAAACCATCGATGTCAGGATAAGGCGGAGCGCATGACAGCCCCGGATTAACACGCCGCCAGACTGCTTCGTCACGCCAATCGTCGCCTGGTGCAGCCTCGAACAACACCGGCAAGAAGGCGTCATCTATGATCTGCCCCGTCGCCACCGCTTTCGCGTATTTGTACATATCGAACGCGAGGTTTTCGTGGCCGATGCCTGCCGTGGTTGTAACGACAAGCAAGCTGCCCGGCGTCTTCACCAGACCGGTCTTTATGGCATCCCACAGGTCTCGTTTCTTCCATGCGTGAAGCTCATCCACCAGCGCGAAGACTGGCGTGCGGCCGTGAGCCGTAGCGGCGTCTGCAGACATTGCCCGATAGAAGGCGCCGGACTTCTTGTGGGTGATCCGGCTCTTGGTGTCCTGAACCTGAAAGGCTTCTTCCGTACGCGGATGTGCGTTAATAACGCCAACCATCTCCTCCAGCGCGATACGCGCCTGATCGCGGTCGACGGCGGCCGACATAACCTGGCTTCGGGGAATTCGCTCCGGGCCGAGGTGTAGCAGCGCTAGGGCTGCGCCGAGAGTAGTCTTTCTATTGCCACGCGGGATCAGTGCGAACACTGTCTTTATGCGCCTGGAGCCGTCTGGCAGTGTGTCGCCGTAGACCTTCCGGATCAGTCGTTCTTGCCATCTGTCCAATTGAAAAGAGCGGCCCGATAAGCCGCTCTTGGGGTGACGCAGGGCGCGAATGAATTTGACTGCGCGCTCACCTTTGCCGTGGGGGTCTGGTATGGGGCTATCATCGAAAAGCCATCCAGGATAGCTACAAATCTCCGAAGGCGTCGTCATCGTCATTGCCTGGCGCGCCCCCCTTGTTCTTTGATCTGGATGCAGGCGTTAGCCCAAGCTCGCCGGCAAGGCGTGCGAGGGTTGCGTGGTATTCTTTGAGCAAGGTTGTCTCGGGCCGGCGCTTGGGTTCGCCCGACGGTGACTCGAAGGTGAGCTTGCCGTCGGACAGCGCCTCCTCGCATTGCTGTATGTGCGCCACTACGCGACAATAAGCGTCGACTATCGGCAGCTCGTGGTCGGCAATCTTCCTCTGCGCAACAAGTGCTCCAAGCACCTTGCGCCACTCTTTCCGGGCTCTTTCCGGCATATCGGCGGGTGCCTTCGGAACGGCGCTCAGCGCCCCGTCCAGCGCGCGCACTTCTGCTTTCCGTCCCCTCATGTGCCTGGCCTCGCTTTGCAGCGCAGTTCCCATCCGCGGTTACGGCCTATAGGCTTCATCTCCACGATATCGAAGCCTTGGCCGTCGTAAACTACGCGGTCTACCGGCCGAAGTTCCGCAAGATAGCGGATGCGGAATATAACAGCGGTCTCGGTGGACGTGCCCCAGGCACGCAGGAATTCCTCGGTGCTGGCTTGTACCACCTGCGCACGCATGGTTGCGTAGTCTTCATTGACTGGAATCTGCCCGCCGTAGCCATCATCCTGGTAGGTGGTGCGCTGCAAGGTGATGACCTTGTCAAGCTTTCCTGCTCTCATATTGCAACCATATCCTCGGCCAGAAACTTAATCGTCACGACGCCATGGGCGTTATCGCCAGTCGTGCCGCGCAAAAAGTTCGTGTCTTGAAAAAAAGCGTCCAGCGCTATGCCCTCAACGATGGCCGAAAGGTGCTTAACCGCGCGTCGGATTTCGCCACAGATCGCCTTGCACTTCGCCATGCCCGGCTCGGTGGTCCAGACGTGCAACATCATGTACACCTCTGACGCCGTGAGGCATTCGGCATCGTCTTCAACGGTCTGACCTTCGCCGATTATGATGCAGGGAAACACCTCGGGGCGCGTGTTCTTGTCGATGATATTTGCGGCCGGTACCAACGCTGTGAGCGAAGGGCGAGCGCGCAGTGTATCGACAAGCAACTTCTGCGCGGAAAGGCTAGGTTCACTCATCGACTAGCCTCTCGTAATCTTCGAGTGCCATCTCCTTTAACCGGTCCTTTGTCTCGCCTTCCATGAAGGAAATGCCGCCTTCCTGCCGGCCGGGGAGAGCGATGAAAAGTTCGCCATCAGTATGACGACGCCGAACACTGCAACATCTCAGCCTAAAGTCACCCACGATTGCCTGAAAAAACGCCACAATGTCGCTGTTTCGCGCCGGGGTATTGGCCCGAACCATGCGCAAAATCTCAATGTTCATCTCTTGAATGCCTCCGCCACAGCCTTGGAAATTGCTCGATCTATGCGCCGCCGTACGCGCTTTTTCGTGGTGTTGACCGATGGCCAGAAGAAGGGGGACGCAGGCATATCCTCGGTCCCGTACTCCTGACCGAGCGCCACGTCGAATCCGTCCTTGGCGTTCTCGTCCACGGCCTGTACCCGGATCGCCATCGGCACGCCGGTATCGACTTTGAGTATGCTGGATTTCAGGTCGTTGCCGTTAGTCTTTGGATCATCCGGCACGAGCAAACGCATCCGTGCGACCATCTCGTCGGCGCCCTTCTCAACGGCCGGTTCGACCTGGGAGCGCACTGCTGCGGGGATTGCGTTCAAGGCGTCTATAAGCCCTTGGAGGTCTCTATTACGAGCCACTCGGATAGCCCCAATAATTGCGGCGCTCGGCCACGATCTCCCAAACGCCGTGGGGCACCTCCATGCCGGAAACGCCGACCAGCGTGCTCTCGCGGTTTTCGTACCATCCGGCGGCAAGCATCTTAACGGCGGCAACAAGGTCGGCTGGCGGCAGCGGATACTTTTCCTCGATGGTGTAACCCAGTAGCGTTTCAAGATGCGCCTGAGCGGCGTCGATTTTTGCGGAAATCAGGGCATCATCGACGTCATCGGTAAGGCCGAGTTCGGCTTTCATTTCGTCAAGCGTGACTATAGCCATTGTTCAATTTCCTTGAACTATAAATGTGTATTGTTCAAATTCCCAATTAGGGAGAATTGCGAAAAGTGGGCGGCGGGTGGTCGGGAAGCGATCGGAAAAAGTTGACGGCCTACCCCCGGTTGCGCCATGGTGGCGGCGGGAAAGGGAGGCAGCATGTTTGGACGAGCCAGACGCCGTGCGACCGCACACGCAACCGAGTGCGTTCGCTCACTGATAGCGACCTATCAGCACCAGCACGGGCTGCCTGCAGGGTTTTGGTACGATCGTTATGTGCTCGGCTTCATGGGTTTCATGATTGGCTTTCACGCGACGTTCACATCGGGCGAAAAACTTTCAGAATTCGACAAGGGGCATGTCTTGCATGACGTGTTCAGTGCCGTCTCCAATATGAACGGCATAGCGCTCGTAGGCGAATATAAGCGTCTTGCATTTGCAGATCCGAAGGACGAAGCATTCGAGATGGGTGCCGATCATGCGGCTGCTATCGCCTTCACCGGAATGGGCAAAACGTCGCCTGAGACCAAGTTGTACTACGATCGCGCATGTGAGGTAGCCGAAGCGATGGGCGAAGAGAAGACACCATCGACCTTGATGGCTATCATGTTTCACAACCTGTTTGATCGAACAGTACAAGAGCGATTGTACACAGACTAACGCCCAAATCCACCTTCGCTTTTGATGTTCTTACGTCGATTGCACACGCCATTATAGGGCTGCCAATTCGACCTATCCCAGAACAAGCGCATGTCGCCTTTGGGTGCACGAATGTGATCGACCATATCGGCTGGCCTGCCACATCCGCATGCGCAGAGGGGATTGCCTAGCGCCGCCAGAAACGCTTTGGATTCGCGCGCCCATTTGCTGTCATAACCACGGCTGGCTGCGCTACCACGCTTGGCGTCGTTGGTCCTCTGGCGCTCGACAGCACGCTTGGCGCGGCAATCGCATTTGACACCCTTAGGGACGCTGTAGCCGCATGGGCAGATGATATTATTCGCCATGAATGAACGGGGCGGCCGAAGCCGCCCCTCCCATATTACGAGCCGGAAGCCTTGAGCAGTACGGTAGCCTCTGGCAACACCGTTTTTCCGCCAACGCGGCGACGTGCTCTGAATTTCACGATGCCGGAATCGGCGCCGGTGTAATCGTCGCGCATGATCTCCAACCCGACGCGATCGACAACCTGGTAGGTCGATGCAATGTCACCGAAAGCGGCGAAAACGCCCGTGCTCGGAGTGCCGCCAACGTCATCCAAATCCGGCGCCTCGTAGACTGGCGCGCCGAGTAGGCGCGCTGGCGTGCCGTTACCCAGCCCATCGCTCCAAATCGACTCGCGCGCATCGGCCACATCTGCGGCCTTGCGGATCGCGCCCATCGTCTTCCGGGTCATCAGCCACGAACCCCGCGCTGCATAGGCGGACGGGAGGCTATAGTAGAGGTCAACCAAATCGGTAAGTATATTCGCGCTTGCCACTACACCATCGAAGATCGAAGGATCTTCGACCAGGCCAGTCGGCTTACCGTTGCCGTCGCCTGTCATGAACGCCTGCGCCTCGGCCTGAGCAAACTTAATAGCAATGCGGGCGGCCAGGAATGCTTGGAGGTCGACAAAGGAGTCTTCCAGCAGCTGACGGCTGACAGGGATGGTCACCGCGTGCTCAAAGACGTCGATTTCGACCTGATCAAAGGTGGGTTCGCTGGCAGGCCGGGGACCGACCTCCGTAACCCAGCCGCCGGAGGCGTCCGTCGCCAAGGTGGGGATGTAGACCTTCGTCGTGCCGATCGCCATTTTTGCGGCGAGCGCGCGCAGCGGGTTGTACTCGACCAGCTTTTTCAGGATGTTGGTGCTGTATTCCGGCGCTACCGTGTAGCCGCCGGCTGATGGCGTACCGATGGTCAGAGTTTTAACGTCGGCGTCGATCTGACCAGTGCGCAGGAACTGATTGAGAGCCTTCGTTTCGACATCGCTGCCGGGTTCGTTGTCGTTGTCCGCATCAAGGCGATTTGCCTTGGCTTCGATGGCGTCGAGGCGGGCGGCGAGCTTCGTTTCGATGCCGGCCAGCTTTTCGTCAATGGCTTTGGTATCAATCTGGTCTGCAGTAGCAGTAGTCATAGAGGATATATCCTTAACTGTGGAAACGCGGGCACCGTCATGAGCGGGCACCGCAACGAGCGACACCTCAACGAGGTCCAAGTCGCTGATTGTGCGGCCGCCGCCTTTGCGGGGCGCCGCCTTCTTGGTCATAAACCCGACGCTAAGGCCGGTGACCGCTTTGGCCTGGAGAAGCGCGCGAACCTCTTTTGCCCTGGCCACGTCATCGACAAGAAGCTTTCCGCTGACCGTTAGGCCGTCGCTATCGACGGCGATTCCGTCCCACACACCAACCGCCTGGGCCTGATCGTGCGCGAACAGCATGGGGAGTGATTTACCGATGGCTCCGGCGAATGCGGCAGGCTCGATGACGTCTCCGGTTCGGTCAGGACTGGAAAAGTCCCACGCCTTACCGGTGACTGTGCCCGCCTCATCCGCGATGAAGCTGGCCTTGCATTCAAGTCGTTCAAGCGACATCAGCGGACTCTCGGAAGACGATTTCCGTCAAGATGTCGACGGCCAATGGCGCGTAGTTGCCCGGGCCGTCCTTATCGACGGCTGCAACGACCTCTGGGTGCGGCACGTATGGCACGACAGTGCCGGGCAAACCGTGCCGGCGGGCGGCTTGTGTGAAGCTCCACGCCAACCGTGCTTCCCGCGAGGGGCCGTGCAGTGCAAAACTCAGGATATGTGCGACTTCGATAGCCGACCACTGTCCGTCCGTGAATTTTTTCAGCATCGCATAGGCGGAGCCGCCGGGCAGCGTTGCTTCAAAAAGGTGGGGGTCTTTGATGTGGAACTCGCGCTCCGCACCGTCGAATTTAGCTTTAATCGTCATGCGGCCTCCTGGCTGGCTGGTGGTGTGTTGTCGTTTGCTGGCTTCGCGGGCTCGATGGCTGGATTGGCAAACTCGTTACCGCCTTCTCGCGGGTCCATGCCAAGCCACGACCTGGCTTCGTTGGGGTTCAAGACACGGGCCGTAATCAGCGTCGAAATGGCCGTCGCCCTGGCCGTTAGGTCGGCTTGCGTCACGTCATCTATGTCGAATGCAATGCGATATTCACCGCGCTCATCATCGGATAGAAGCGCACGGTTAAGTGCCGACTCCAGCGCCTTCACCCACGGGATCAACGTGTAGGTTATAAACTCCCGGCCTGCTTGCTCCATGTTTGACCACGTGGCGCGGTCCATCTCGAAAAGCATTGAAGGAGGCACGCGGAACGCGCGTGCAATCTCGATGGCCTGGAATTTACGAAGCTCAAGAAATTGGCTGTCAACACTGGTCAGAGTTAGCGGTTTGAACGTCGTACCGTCCCACAAAACCGCAGTGTTGCCAGCATTACCTGAGCCGCCGTAAGCCGCCTTCCAGCCGGCCAGCATCTTTACGACGCCGCCATCACCAATCGCTTTCGGAGACTCAATGATGCCGCCCGGACGCGCGCCGTTCTTGAACAGATTGCCTGCGTGAATCTCCATCTGCTTCGCCGCACCGATAGCGTCTGCCGCCATGGAAAGCGGACAGCGGCTAAACGCACCGCGGAGGTGGATGACGTCGCGAGATGGAATGCGCTTTCCATTGATGCGGTAAGTCGGCTCCTGTGTGCCTTTGCTGTCGAACTCGACCGTAATCGATCCGGGTGTGTAGTGGATGACCTCGCGCGGCTCGCCGCGTACCCTGTTAACCCATGCAAGGCCGCCAGCATCGTAAGTGAGAGCCTGCGCAACCAGATCACGGATCAGCTCATAACCACTGGTCCACGGATTGGCGGCGCCGGTTAGGAGTTTGGCTGCAGGATGGTCCGGAACGTCCGCTTCTGTGTCGCCTACCTTCCGTTTGACGGTAACGTCCAGGCTAGCCGCGGCCTCCGCAATGACCCGGATCGCGGCCTGCACCGCGGGTACACTAAGCGCCTGGCCGTGGCTCACGCCAAAGCCGGAGGGCGGGCCACCAGCAAACAGTTCGTAAAGGTCAGGATCGCCGGATGCCGTACCGGCAGGCAGGGCTTTCTCTTCGATGCGGGCGGCTTTACTAAATGGCCACATCGGCAGCCTCCTTGATTTGGTGAACAATTTTCCCGATAGGGATCCACAAAGTTGGCTCGTCCAATGGGCCATTCACCGAAAAATCTGTGACGGCTGGCATCGACCGGCCCTGCTTAACGGCAAGGACAGCTTGCCGGGCCGATGGCGAAAAGCCAAGTTCGACCGAAGCGCTCCAAAATATGGGCAAGCCGCAGCACACAGATATCCTGTAAAGAGAACCTGCGAGCATGGCCGACCTTTTCAGAAAAGAGGTCGACCAGGTCTTGGTTTCGGTGGATGATAACATCCAGATGTCCGAGGCTGACGCCAATGAGACGCGCAGCGTCGGCGCGGCCGAAGACGCGTTGAAACCAGAGCATGAGCTCCTCCTTTCACATGTAAGTTTCCATGGCAAAAAAAAACGCGGGCCAACGCCGGAGGAAGTGACCGGCGCTGGCGCGATCAACCGTCTCGGTGTCACCCGGACGGGATACATGGCACCGCATGGTGAACAACGGCGCAAAAGAAAAGGCGCCCGAAGACGCCTTTAAGTGTGCTCACTTATAACCACGAAACGCAGTTTGAGGTGCACCCCAAACTATGCCGCTTTCGATCTGCCGTAGATGGTACCTGGCCGCCTGGTTATATCCCTGCCGAAAAAAACCACATTCGCCGCATCATGATCAGCACGGGCCTTTTCTACCGCAGCTGCGGCGCGGCTCGCCTCCACTTCAGCTAACCGTTTGTCACGGTTCCAAGCCTCCCGCAGTGTGTCGATTGCGACGTAAAGCAAGGCCTTGCCGGCCGCCGAAGCCTGCTTGCCCTTGAAACCTCGCGCCTCGCCGATCTGCGTCAAGGTTCGACGGTCAAACAGCGCGTCTTCAAAAACATCGAGCAACGGCCCCAAGGCGCCCCGTAGCGGGGCAAGAACGGCCTTGGCATCGATGTGGGCGATGATGTTGTCCTCGCCGACGGTTGGCCGTGCAGGCGCGATTGCGGGCCGCGGTATGTCGTCGTCGGTGACGGCGTTCCGATTACCATAAGAAACGGCGGCCTTAGTCGAAATGCGAACCCCATGATCGCGCATGGCGCCGTTCTCGGCAAAGTCGGTGCGGCGTGCGACTTCGACACCTTGCTCGCCAATTTCGGCTTTGACATCTTCCTGTGGCATCCCGGCGACGTCGACGAGCATTAGGTAGCGAAGCACCATCGCCGCATCATCATGGCGCTTATCCCGGATCAGCGCTTCGCAAAGCGGAATGGACTCCTGATTATCATTAGCGGCCTGCGGCTTGCGGCGTGGTTTCCAGGGCTTCGGCTCTGGCTGCGGTACGGTCGGAATTTTCGTCACGGTTGCCCCCTTCATCTTTTCAGCAAGCCATTCTCGCGCCTTCACTTTGCTGGCCGGGATGTCCACCGGAAGCTCGTCCGGATCAAAATTGTCGTTTGCTATTTTCAACGTCATGCTGCCTCGCTGGCGGTGGAATTCCACCCGGCTTCCAGGCCGGGGTGGGTGTTCCACCCGGCTGGGGGGTTATAGGGGGGTGGAAGAACAGGGGGGTGGAAGGGGGGTGGAAGAGGGGTGGAAGCGATGCTGGAACATCATGCAGCCTCCGCTTCTTCTGGTCCAAAATCTTCCGCCGCCACGATGAGCCGCTGCCTCTGCTTTGATGGTGGGCCATCGAGCACCACCTTGATAAGGCCAGCCGCAAGCAGTCGGTGCATTGCGCCTTCAAGGGCCTTCTTATCCAGGCCGCCCGCGTCGGGACGCTCCGCCATGAGAGATGGTGCATAATTGACACCCTTCGTCGGAGCGACACGCTGTCCTGTCCGATTAATGGCGGAAAGCAGTTCCCTGAACTTCTCGTCGGCGCGCTTGTTGAGCATTCCGGCTGCGGCGGAGGGCTTGCCGTCATCGAGGGTGAAGGCGCCATTGTCCCATCGCATGCGGATCTCTCCGCCTTTGCGCCCGTAATTTGACTTCATGCCCTTCAAGACACGTAGGTCTTCATCATCCTTATCGGCGGTAAGGTACAAGCGCGAACGCACCGAATTATTCCAAGCGGTCGAGCCCGAAAGCCCCGTGCCTGACTGCATGCCCTGCACGGAAGGGTGTGACAAAAGAACGATTGCGCAGTCGATTTCCATCGCTAGCTTGCGCAGCATCGCTATAAACTGCCGGACTTGGCCGCGCTTGATCTCGTCGCCGCCGAAAAGGTCGGCGGACGTGTCGAGCACGATCAGCTTGGGTTCATACCCCTTGGCGTACTCAGCAAACCGTTGCCATAGTGGCGTCGGCTGCATGGTTCCTGTTCGGTCGGGCTGGGAAAGCATGGCGTCCATTTCGGCCGCGGGAAGCAGGCGAAACAAATGCAGGTCCGACAGGTCGCCTCCAAGCGATTTGGCGATATCCGCAAGCCGGCGGTGAAATTCGTCCGCCTCGTCCTCCGCGCCGAGATAGAGTACGCGCCCCGCCCATGGTTCGAGACCAAGTGTCTCGACTGACATCGCGCCTGCGGCGGCAAGTTGCAATGCGAGAAGCGATTTGCCAACGCCGCCATCGCCGGAAAGCAGCGTCACCTGCTTCATGGGTATGAGGTCTGGTATGTACCATTGACGACTAGGAACACCCTGCCCGTGCCAATCGGCAGGATTTACGAGGGGAAGTGGTCGATTATCGTTTGCAACTTCCTCAGCTTCCGCCGCTGCCCTCTGATGGGAGGTATGAAGCGGTAGCCCAAATTCCATGCTGACGAATAGCCCGATCTCTCTATGATCGTACCTGCCTTCAGTGCGGCCGCAAAAAACCATATCGTGAACGACGTATAGGTCTGAGTTTTGACCAGCGATGACTGCGCCTTTGAGAGACGAAGCGTATCGTTCGCCGCCAAAGCGGGCTTGAAGCTGAGAAAGAGTATCGGATTCAAGCTGCGCGCTGGTCAATGGGCTTCCCCTTCAAAGCGTCACCCGCGGCGCGCACAAGATCGGCGGCCAACTCAGGTGCGAATGTTGCAGTATTGCTGCCCCATGCGGACGGCGCATAAACGCGGTAATCGCCACTGCGCGCCCGCACGAGTTTCAGATTGAAAAGCCGACAATGAGGCGTCAACTGCACGTCGAAACGCGCGATAGTGTTGCCCGAGCCGCCGTGCTCAGGCCGAATATCCAGAATGTGCAAAGGGTTTCCCCCAACTGGTTGAAAGTATGTGTTTTTCTGGCCGCTTTAGCGGCTCTTCTTCCTTGGCGCCTTGGGGCGCGGGTAACTTATGCTTTGCATAGGTGAGGCTAGGCGGCGCGTTTGTGGGTGGGGTGAAAGGGTGGGTCGGAAACGGACCCACCCAGGCAACCATCCATCCATGGCGGGGAGGTGGTTTTAACGCGAGCTCCTACCGATATTCTGTAGTCGTGCTAGCTCGTGCCTCTCTCGAAGGGCTTTGCGACGCTGCCTATGCTGTGGTGAATGACGGTCGTTCGGATCTGGATAGGGAAATGCCCTGTCATAGTTCAAAAGCCACTCGGACTCTTCGCGGGTAAGTCCGGCGAGTACCTCCCAGGATTTTCCATTATGGTCCGTCCATGTGCCAAGAGAATGGAAAAATGACTTGGCTTCCCGTTCCTCGATTGTGAGATTAAGCGCTTCCGTCCCGCCCATCATGCCGCCACCCTCGCTGCGATTCGCGCGTCGATCCATTCTTCGACTTCTTTTCGTACGTAGGCGATGCGGCGTTCTCCCAGTTTGACGGGCGTAGGGAATTCGCCAGCTTCGGCCATCAGCGATAGCAATGTCCGACTCAAGCTGGTGGCTGCAGCGGCTTCTTTTGGGGCCATCAGGCGCGGCAGGTGATTGTCGTTGGCAGCTTGCAAAATTTTCTCCTCCGAGGGGTTGACACTGGATTTACATGCGATTATTATTCGGTGTGTAATAGTCGCTTTGTGAAAAGCGGACGCACGTTATAGTGCTTTTCGCCTCCCTTGTCAATATGGAAAATTGCGCTATTGCGAGTTTTCGCAATAGGACGCCCACTCGTTCATCATCCTGCGCCGCTTTTCCAGCGCCGTTCCACGCCGATAAGCTGCCTCTGTCTTGTCCTTTAAGACGTGCGCCAACGCGGCCTCGGCAATGTCGCGTGGATAGTTTGTGCAATCCCCCACCCAATCGCGAAATGAAGAACGCAATCCATGCAAGGTGGCATCTCCAGCGCCAGCTGCTCGCAACGATTTCGTCATGGCAGTGTCGCTGATGGGGCGCCCCTCGCGTCCACCCTCGAACACCAGCGGCCCAGTCGATTGATCCTTCTGTGTGTTTAGGATCGCAATGGCGCGGTCGGACAGTGGAACCTCGTGAGGGCGGGCCGCCTTCATCCGCTCGGCCGGTACAGTCCATAACGCTGCTTCAAAATCAATTTCGTCCCAAGTTGCACCGCGAACTTCTCCAGACCGGGCAGCAGTCAACGCCGCGAATTCCACGGCCCGCGCGGAAACCGCGGAGGATGCCCGCAGCCGTGCGATAACGGCAGGGAGGTCTTTGTATCCAACTGCCGCATGGTGCCCCCTGGCGAGCTTGCTTCGCGCCGGCAACAGCTCCTTCAAACCACCACGCCAGTCGGCGGGGTTATCTCCGACGAATAGCCCTCTGGCTTTTGCATGATCAATAACAGCGGCGATCCGCATTCGAGTGCGGTCGGCCGTCTCAGGAATCTCTGTCCAGATTGGCTTCAACGTTTCCACGATGTCGTCACGGGTGATGTCGGCGATCGGCTTTGCGTGCAGGGGAGATGCGTACTTATCGAGGGTCATGCGCCATTGCGCTTTGTGCTTCTCATTGCGGAAGCTAGCTTCTTTGACGGAAATTACGTCCTCCATGACGTCCGCGAAGGTCTTGCTCCCCACAAGATCCTCGCCACGCGCCAACCGCTGCCGGATCGCCTCAGCTTTTTCACGAGCAAGCGCTAATGACACCGGAGCCGTGCCTTGACCGTAGCCGCCCAGGCCAATCTCTTTTCTCGCTGACCCGCGACGGAAGATGAAGAACCACTGCTTGGAACCACCGGCACGGACCCTCAAGAAGAGTCCATCACCATCACTATAGATGCCAGGTTTCGTTAGCGCCTTGATCTTCGTCTCGGAAAGCTTGTTGCGCGCCATTGTCGATTCCCGTTGCCATAACTTCGTCAATGAAGTTAAGGAAAATACGGAAAATAGCAAGGAATTTGGTACGAAATATCAATATGTTAGCCAGCGCGGCGGGCACCCCCTCCGCCATTATCTTGTAGTGAACCAGAGACGAGGCTCCCGTTGGGGGCCTTTTTCTTTTTGTTTCAAAGGCGCTTAGCCGAGACGCCCGAACCTCGGAGACTGGCGCCGGGTCCAATTTCCGTCTCCGAACAGCCCTCCGTCTCTAACCGAGCGAACCTCGTCCGGCCCGGTTCGGCTTCGCGAAGGTCAGCGTTTCCAATGGGTTTCGCAGGTCGCTCGACAATTGATTCAGCGGGCGTTCTTCCGGTTGGCGTGGCCGCCGGGGAAACACGCGGTAGGCATATTCGGGGGAAGCCGTGCGCAGCCCGTTGTTATGCTGGGGGTCAAGGACCCGATGTTCTTTGACTTTCGATGACAAATGGCCGCGACGTCAGTAGCCTGGCCTAATGTCGAGCGAGCCTTGGGCCGATGCGGAGAACGATCTGATCGTCGCGGATTACTTCGCGATGCTGGCCGGCGACGTCTTCGGACGCCCGTACAGCAAGGCGGAGCATCGCCGTACTCTCCTGCCATTGCTGAACGGCCGCTCGGAGGGATCGATCGAGTTCAAGCACCAGAACATCAGCGCGGTTCTCAAGGGGCTCGGCGAGGACTGGATTGCCGGCTACAAGCCTGCGTTCAATTTCCAAATGTCGCTCGTCGACGCGGTGGCACGGTGGCTGGCACGCAACCCCGCGTGGCTCGGCCGTCTGCCAGACTCGCGCCCGGCGACGGGTCTTCAGGAATCCGCACCGATCTGGATCGGCCCACCCCCGACGCTGTCGAACCAGCCGCCACCGCAGGAACTGGAGCAGATGCTGCACATCGCTAGGAAGTTCGACGTGGCAGGCCGGGACGAGCGCAACCGCGCCCTCGGCCGCGCCGGCGAGGAGCGCGTTCTGGCGCATGAGTGGGCATCGCTACGGTCGGCGGGACGTGATGACTTGGCGCGAAAGGTCCGTTGGGTGTCCGAGGAGGACGGCGACGGCGCGGGCTATGATATCGCGAGTTTTGCGCCAGATGGCCAGGCGCGCTTGATCGAGGTGAAGACAACGAACGGGTGGGAACGGACGCCCTTCCACATCACCCGCAACGAGCTTGCGGTAGCGGACGAGCGCCGATCAGAATGGTGCTTGTTCCGGCTTTGGAACTTCTCGCGTGAGCCGAGGGCCTTCGAACTGTATCCGCCGCTCGATGCCCACGTCACACTCACGGCCACAGCATTCGTGGCAGGCTTTCATTGATAGCAGGGCGCCGGCGCGCTCAGTCAAAAACCATGTCCATCTGCTCCGCCCACGGCCGATCGGCAACTGTAACGAGGTCGTTCAGCGAAAGCGCCGGTGGCACGCGCCTGATGACGAGGTGTTCGAGCACCTCCGGCGACAGATAGGCGAGCCGCATCATGCGGCTCACGAACCGGTCGGAGACCTTCTCGGCCGCGGCGATATCCTGAATGGTGGAAGCGGCACCGGATTCGAGCTGCCGCCGCCAGTTCCAGGCGCGGGCTATGGCGCGCAGCACATGAGGGTCTTGAGACCGGCCGTCCCGGACCATCACCTCGTCGGGCGGCAGGATCTTCGGCCGCCCATTGCGTTTGCGGATCGTCAGGGGGATGACGACGCGGATGGTGTTCGTCGTGTCGGTCATGCGCGGGCCTCCGTCTGGTGGGGGGCCATCATGTCACGCAGGACCGAGCCCAGCCCGTCGTGGCGCAGATCGACGGCAATGCCGTCTTCGCGAACGGTCACCCGCTCGACCAGCAGCTGGACGATGCGGGTCTGCTCCGCCGGATAAAGCGCCACCCAGAGCTGATCGAACTCGCCGAGCGCCTGGACGACCGCCTTCTCATCGACCGGCGGGCTCTCTTCGCGAAGGGCCTTTATTGTCCGCGCCGCGATCTCGGGCGCGCGGATCATGCGGCGGATTTCGCCGACCACGGCGTCCTCGACCATGCCTGCGGGCAAGCGCAGCGGGCCCGAGGCGTCACCGGTCGGGCGGTTTCGGATCAGGTCCATCGACGCATAGTATCGGTAGAGGCGCGTGCCCTTCTTCGTCGCCGTCGGCGTCATCGCCGTGCCTGTCTCGGTGAAGATGATCCCCTTCAGCAGAGCCGGCGTCTGGCGGCGGGTGTTCTTCGCCCGCAGGCGCGGGCTCTCCTGCAGGATGCTGTGCACCTTGTCCCACAGGACCTGATCGATGATGGCCTCGTGCTCGCCGGGATAGGCCGTGCCCTTGTGCACGGCTTCCCCGAGATAGACCCGGTTGTTGATCAGTTTGTAGAGGAAGCCCTTGTCGATCGGCTTGCCGCGCTTGTTCAGCACGCCTTCAGCCGCGAGCGCTTTGGCCAGCGTCGTGGCGGAGCCGATGGCGACGAATCGCTCGAAGATCATTCGGACCGTCGCGGCCTCGGCCTCGTTGACCACCAGCTTGCGGTCGCGCACGTCGTAGCCCAGCGGGACGTGACCGCCCATCCACATGCCGCGCTTGCGGGATGCCGCGACCTTGTCGCGGATGCGCTCGCCGATCACCTCACGCTCGAACTGCGCGAAGCTGAGGAGGATGTTCAGGGTCAAGCGGCCCATCGAGGTCGTGGTGTTGAACGACTGCGTGACCGAAATGAAGGTCACCTGATTGCGGTCGAAAATCTCGACGAGCTTGGCGAAGTCCATCAGCGAGCGCGACAGCCGGTCGAGCTTGTAGACCACGATCACATCGATCAGACCGGCTTCGACGTCCTGAATGAGACGCTTCAAGCCGGGGCGCTCCAGCGTGCCACCGGAGAAGCCGCCGTCATCGTAGCGTTCGCGAATGGTGGCCCAGCCTTCCGCCTTCTGGCTCGTCACAAAGGCCTCGCAAGCCTCGCGCTGGGCTTCGAGGCTGTTGAACTCCATGTCGAGCCCTTCCTCGCTCGACTTGCGGGTATAGATGGCGCAGCGCTGGCGGCGCGGAACGACCGCGACGGCTTCCTGATGACGGCTCAT